AGGCGGATGATGGCGCTGGTCTCGGCCTGGCGGTGGATCTCGGTGAGCATGACGTCGGGGGCATCGTTGGTGAAGGCGCCTTCGCCCTTGATCGGCGGCAGCTGCCCAGGGTCGCCCAGCACCAGGATGGGTTTGCCGAAGCTCATCAGGTCGCGCGCCATTTCCTCGCCGACCATCGAGACCTCGTCGAGGACGATCAGTTTGGCGTCCGCAGCGTCGCTCTGCGGGTTCAACGCAAAGCGCGGCTTCTTCATCTGCGACAGGGCCTGACGCTCGGCCTCTATGGCGGCCTCGGCGGCCGTGCGATCGAACCCGGTCAGCGTCCGTGCGTGGGCTTCCGCCTCGGCGATCTTCTTGCCCGCTGCCTCGATCTCCTCCTCGGTCGCCTCGATGACGCTGTAGATCAGGCTGTGGATGGTGCGCGCCGGCGTGCCCTTCCGCTTCAGCACCAGGGCCGCCTTGCCGGTGAAGGTCGCAGTGACCACGCCGGGCACACAGCTGCCACCGTCCCGGTCGCTGACGTGGGGATCAAGGCCCAGCTCTTCCAAGGCGAACTTCAGGACCGTACTCTTGCCGGTACCCGCATAGCCGAACAGCCGAAACACCTGCTGCTCCGCGATTCGGCTCCTGAACCACTCCTTGATCGCAGCGATGGCACGGGCCTGGAGGTCGGAGGGGGCAAGATCGCTCATCGCCGGCTCCTCCAGCATCGGTCCTGCCACGAGCAGGCACCGTGATAGGAGCCGTCGCTCATCCCGCCCCGACAAACGGCGGCGGTGCGGTGGGCGGCGGCGCGCGGCAGCAGCTCCTCCGCGTCGCTGGCCCGGACCACCTGCACCGCCCGGTCGCTCATGGCCTGCGCGAGCGCGGCGTCGAATCGCACCAGCTCCGCGTGGAGCTCGAGGGTGTCGCGATTGAGCGCAGTGAACAGGGCCGGGTTAGGCAGGTCGAGGTAGGCCTGATAGAGCACGATCTGAGCCGCGTAGACCGGCCGCGCGCCCACCACGCCACGCTTGACGATATCTTTCCAGGGACCCGCGCCGACCGCCTTGTTTTCCCACAGCGCCGGGAAGGTCATCGGCGCCGGTCCGCCGACCACGCAGCCATCGATGTGGCCACGGAAGCGGCCGTCGAGCATCGAGAAGCCGAATTGCCGCCCGTCCGCGCGGTGGGTGCGGAGATCGAACCCGGCGGCCCGCAGCCACCCCGCGACCACGTCCTCGCCGCGATGACCGGCCTCGAAGATTCGGAGCGTGGATGGCTCGAAGTTGCGGCCCTCATCCTTCGGCACGGCGAGGTAATCGTACTGGATCTGACGTAGGCATTCCCGACCGAGGCCGGAGCTGCTCACGTAGCGTCGTGGCGGCTGAGCCTGGTGACGCGCGAGGAGGGCACTATCGATCGCGCTGCTTATGGCGGCGGCTATGCCGGGCGGGCGGAGCGGGGCCTCGTATTGGCAGCCGGACTTGTGGTTGAGGTCGATCACCGTCCTGACCTCGCCTTCGCCACGGCGACGGGACTGCGGTCTCCCGTCCGCGAACGGCAATACTCAAGGAAGCCAGGAGCGTTGAGATTCTCGCGCTGGGTACCCCAGCGAAGATTGTCGGCTCGGTTGTTGGCTGAATTCTCATCAAGGTGCATCGCCACGGCATCGTCGAAGGGTGGAGCCCCATGGAACGCCTCCGCGACCAGCCGGGCGACCTTGTATGTCCGTCCATCAATCGTGATGATGAAACGACAGTCGGCCTTGTTCCAGACGCCAAACGTCGGTGTTCCACCGTAAGGACGCTGCCCACCACGCGGCATCGGGCCGCGATACGGGATCATCATGATGCGTCCCTCGCTACTGGCGAGAACGCCCGGCAGCGAGGGTATGTCCCGCCAGATTTCTCCGATTGGCATCGCTAGCTACATCCCTAGAAAGGCAAAGGGTCGTTGAGGTCGCTCTCATGCGCCTGACGGACGGCAGCGGCCTGGCGCTGCATCGCGTCCTGGAAGCCTTCGATGCAGGCCTCGATGATGCGGTCGATCTCTGCGGCGCTGCGATCGTGGAATGGCGCCATGAGATTCATCTCTGTGAGCACCTCGGCAAGGAAGCGGCGCGTTTCCTTGATCGCCCGCGTCTCCATGTCGGTCTTGTCGATCACACCGTTGTTCTCCTTGGCGAGTGCGATTCCGAGATCGGTGCAGGTCCGCGAGCAGAAGGCGTAGTCGGGGAAGCGATCGCGACGGAGCAGGTGGCAATAGAGGTGCCCTCGGCTCTGCCGGCCGCAGAGCGCACAGGGGGCTAGCCAGCCATGAGCCACCTGAGACTGGTGGATTCCTCCGGCTCGTCCCTGATCCGCGCCGCCGCCAACACCACGAAGCGGTCGTTGGCCCTGGCGGCCATGGCTTCGAGATCGCGCATGGTCAAAGAGCGGATTGGCTGGTGCAGCCCACCTCTTCCTTCGAGCCATCGGCCGATCGCCTTCGCCGCTTCACGCGTGGTGTGCGCCTGCCATTCGTCGTCGGACACGACCTCCCACCTCAGGTGTTGAGCCAGGCCGGTCCGGTCGCCGGAGCAGGCTGAGGTGGGCTGGGCTGATCCTGATTCGCCCACGGCACGGTGCCATTCGGCGGAGCGTTGGGCTGCCAGGCAGGGGTGTTCTGCGTCGCACCGTTCTGCGCCTTGCGCGGCTTGGCGTTGATCGGGTCGGGCTGCACGGTCTCCCCGCGCATGATCGCGTCGTACTGCGGCTCGCCAGGGAGGACGACATTGGCGAGCTTGTTGGCGTCCCGGTATTGCGGGTCCGATGCGGGCTCGACCATGATCCGGGCGGCAACAACGATGCCGTCGAGCTGCTTCAGCCCCTGGAACACCCGCTTGGCCTTGGCGGCGGCGCTCTCGTCGCGGGGGTCGAGGCCGAGGGCGCTGTCGACCATCGCGCGGAATGTCGCCTTCGAGATGTTCCAGCCCTTGGACTGTCCCTTCTCGTCGAGCTTGCCGCCCGCGACGGTGAAGTTCTGCCAGAACTTCCGCCTCGCGTAAGGACCCGCCACCACCGTGAACTCGCAGTCGAGCAGCTTCGCGTCGCTGGACTGCGAGGCCTTGAGCAGGCCTGCATCGATCGGCGTCGAGCCGTTTGTCCCGCCCGGGCGAATGGTCATCTTCAGCTTGGCGAAGGTGCCGTCGGGAATCAGATCGCCGACTGGCGCCATCTGCGGCTGGGCATCGTTGAGGTCGTACATGTCGTTCTCCTTGGATTGAGGGTCTCGATCGAGGGCGCCGCCTATTGCGCGGACGCCAACCCGGTTGCGTTGATCTTGGCGATGAGCGCGCCGAGGTCGGGCGGCTCGGTCACATCGAGCCGGCCGCTTCGATCCTTGGCCGGCAGGCCGAATGGATTGCCGGCCCGGCAGACCAGCCGGCGTTCGCTCGCCTTCTCGTCGAGGACGTAACCGCCATCGGCGTCACGCGAGAACAGGTGCAGCGCCATCACCTGATCGACGATGCCCGGCAATTCGCGACCGACCTTCGAACCCTCCATCTGCGGCTGCCAGGTGGTGACGCCGAATTCGTCGGTGACCTTCTCGAGAACGCCGACGAAGATCACGGTCTTGCCCGGCGCGTGCTGGAGGTGCTTGAGGGCCTGGATGACTTCGCGGCCGAGCAGCCCGTATGCCCCACGGACATCGGGCTTCCCGGTGCGCTCGGAATAGGCTTCCGGCTGCTGCTTGGCGTAAACCATCGACTGGCGGGTGAGATCGGTAATGCTGTCGACGAAGATCACCGACTTGGTCGCAAGAAACTCCTCGACCCCGCTGCCAGCGTAGACACTCCTCGTGTGCTGATGGTGCTGCGCGCTGTACCAGGCATTGGGATCGGCAGCCGGGTCCGGCCCGCCGATCAGGACTGCGAGGTCGCGGAAATCGACGAAGCTCCGTACCGGGATGCTGGCGCCGGGCCAGTCCTGCACCGACTTCATGCCGGCCTCGAGATCGAGGCAGACGGTCTGGTCGGCCGGCAGCGTCTTCAGGAGCGAGGTCTTGCCGGCACCCGGTGGACCGAAAAT